ATTTTTTCAAGTTGTGATCTAACGAAAGCTCGGCACTCATTACGCACTATTTTCTCAAGTGCAACATCTGCGCTATCATCCATTTCAAGGTTGGGTTCGTCGTTATTAGCCCATTCCACAAGTTCGGCTGGTATCTGTGCGTTTATGGCAGGAATCACGTCTTTGAAATCTTGTCCACACATGTGGTGACGACTTCCATACCGTACAGGATTACCGCATACGTCACACAAATTAGTACCTATATCATCATCAACCATCCATGATGATATATCTTGTGCTGGCTTCGGTTCAACGTCATCTTCACCGCCGATTAAAACTTCAAGTGCTTCACATCCCTCATTCCACAAAGAAATATCGACTGACATTAGCATCCCATCTTCACCTTCTGATTCTTCGGCGCTTTCAAACATCTCTGCCAGCGTATTTAGCGCAATATCTCTTTCTTCCTCTGTGCTAACGTAATACTCTGGCTCCTGCTCACGTAGCCGTGCAAGCTCGGCTTCAAGCTCTTTGTTGCGCTGGATGATTGGTTCAACATCACTCCACATGCAAATAGGTTGTTCGCAATCTGTAACTTCGTCATAACCTGCGATAATTGAGTTGTTAGCAAGATTTATACCAAGCCCTGTAACCATATATTTTGTTATCTCACTCATAACGAATACCCTACCAATACATTGCCGGTTAGTCGGAATGCATAAATTAGCTTAGGCTGCCACAAATATGCGCTTGCGCTTTCTGTACAAACTATTGCCTGCCAGGGGTCACCATGAATCATGTACTCAAACTCCAGCCCGTCAGGTAGCGGACAATCACCTCCTTGCCAGACTGTCCAAGGTTGGTTTTGTGCAATCTGCACGTTACTTGGTTTAACTTCAAATACTTCTAAGTCTCTATCCACAGTTTTTGAGGTCGCACCACCTCTGTAACAGCACACCATACCTTTACTAAACGAACTGTAACATAGCACCATACTTTCGCCTGGTACTAAGCAAGTATCAACGGTAACAAGCGTATCAATTGGCAGCTTAGCCCAGTCAATCTGCTTTACTACTGACTTCATGCGAAGGTCGAAAGGACTACTGATAGATGGGGTAATATATCTTCCGTTTGCATAATACGCTAATACATTATCACCATCCTGCACGATTAACTGCCTGTCTGCTTTTGCAGTAGGTATATACGCAACAAATGACACTGTAGTTCCACATTCTTTTTCAATCGGCTCACCATCAATTGCTCGTTGTAAATCAAATTTATCATTCATTTTATTATTCCTTCACTTCTTCAAAATTTTTTCTATAAGCCATGCGAGTAACAAACTATCAATTTCCCAAATATTGATAGTTAGTTTGGCTGCCCTATACCAATCCTCACCCCGCAAAGCATCTTCGCGCTCACGTTGAAGCTGTGGCAGGTCTTGCATGATTTCGCTGTAATCTTTCATAATCCACTTCTTATAGCAAAAGAATAAATTGTGTTATGAATTCCATCTTGCTTATCGCAAACTTTTGCACACTCTTCAACACATGCTTCCCATGACATCCTTGCAACTACTCGTGCATGTTCTTCATGATCTTCATCATTTTTTGGAACGATGCTGCTTCCAATTTCTTCCCACCACTCACTAAATATCATTTTCATCTCCTAGCAGCGCACCATGTAGATGCGCTGTTTTTAATTTACTGCATTTCTGAAAAGAAACTTAATAGAGATTCTGCTGGTATAGAATAATCAAGCCATTTACTATTTGCTTTGCGTGAAACAGATACCGTTTGTATTCCTTTAAAAAACTCAGACGGAACAAGCAATATATGTTCTATTTCCTTTTCTTCGCTTAAACAGAAGCAGCATACAAAATCACATATTAGCGTTTGTTTTTTTAAAGAAAAAGACCAAGATAATGCTGCAAATCTTTTGTGTTTTTGCTTTGGTAATGAGGCTTTAACATCAATCTTAAATTTGCCGACAGTAAAATCATAGTTAGCTTGAAATTTACTTAGATTATTGTCTATTGCAAAAGGAACAAGTCTTTTAAATTCCTGCTCTGCCAAAACTCCAAGGCGATCCCTATCTGTTCCGTACCTCAACTTATCACCCGTAACTGGCTCACCAAGTTTTTTAAGACGAACATATAATGATTGCCATGGAATTCCAAGCTCTTGCGCTGCAATTTTTAGGTTTTTGTGTTTTCTATAACACTCTACTTCTACATTCATTGCTTTGCCTCCTCAAAATGGTATTGTATCATCATCCATATCATCAAAGCCATAAGGTTTACGCGCTGCTTGATCTTCCAATGGCTTATTTTCAGATTGATCACCATTTGATTTGCTTCCTAACATCTGCATTTTGTCGGCAATAATCTTAGTTGAATATCTCTCAATACCTTCTTTGTCCGTGTATTTGTCGGTTTTCATACGTCCAGATACAAACACCTGAGAACCTTTTTCTAAATACTTACCACAAATTTCTGCAAGTTTCCCAAATACGGAAACATTCACCCATTCAGTCGAATCTTGCTTTTCGCCATTTTTATCTTTCCACTGGCTACCTATTGCGATACTAAAACTAGATATTGCGTCACCGCTTGGCATATATCTAGTTTCTACATCCTTACCAAGTCTGCCTATAAAATTACATTGATTTAAGTCGTTTGCCATTATTTTTCCTTTAGTTATGCTGCGTGTTGTAATTTCGTTAACTTGTCAATCATATCGTCTACCTCAGACAAGAATTTAATAACAGACTGAGTAATTGCCTCTATCCTAGAATCGTCGCACTCGAAGCGAACTATCATTAACTGTAGATCAGTCGGCATACGTGGATCAAAACTTACAAAGTCACACCATTTCCTACCAGAGCAAGCCATTTGCCATAACATCTGGTTATGATGTTCAGTGGGTGCGCCTCCTGAAATTAGCCATTCCATGTGAGTTGATGTGTTCGGACATTTAATCTCGACCATCCCGTCTTCACCAACTAATCCATCAGGTGACGCGCCTGACATATTTATATACGGATGGTCAATAAAACCTATCTCATGCACCATGTCGCCTGTATAAGCTTCATACGCGGCTCTTGCTAACGGCTCTGCATCTGTTCCCCATTGCATTGCCGAATTGATAAACGTATCTTGCTTTATACCTGTTAGTCGTTCACATACAAGTTGGGCGCGATAATTCTTACGTGTTGCCGCTTCCCCGCCTGATTTTAGAACAGCTATTACATCATTTATCTTACTTGCTGTTACCTTACCCAAGCGGCACTCAAACCATTCAGGCGTGCGCTGCTCCATCTTTGATATTGCATTCATTTGATCACCTCTACTTTTTCAATATCTATTACAAAATCAGATGAGGCGGCTGTTTCTTTTAGTTCTACGCTATGTTTAGTCCATAAAGCAGCTTTGTGTTGTGACTTATCCAACGACTTAAAAGCTGATTCAAGCGCCTTACTTCCGTTTTTTGCAACTGCTTCAAGCAATGGCAATTGCTCAATCTCATAATCTTCATAACCATCTGCAATGCTTAATGCTGCTGCGCTGGCTGGCGTTACTTTTGTGTTCACATAAGTAGTCGCGCCGTCATCATAGGTTTTCCCCTCCATTTCATCGGCGGTAGGTTGTGATCCAAACTCAGGAAAGGCTTTGCGCAATGCCTGCGCTTCTGCGCACTTTGCAATTTGTCCATAAGGGCGTTTAAGCCACATTGAATTAGGTGTTGCGCTATCCTTGCCTTTTGTTGCGTAGTTTTCTTTCCATATTTCCTTGGCTGAAAATTCAACAATCGTGCCGTTTTCCATCTGGCGCATTACGATCACTTTGCACCACTTTGGATATGTCACTTTTGCATCGCCTAAACCTTCTGTTACATCGTCTCCAAACTCTGGCTCGCTAACCCCAGCGTATTGCCCTGATCGCGCAGCCTGAGTGCGATACAAGCCAATGCCTGGCATTACTACATCTCGCATCGCTTTAATATCATAGCCTTTTGCGTCTTTTTTTCCTGTTGATGTGTACATTGGAACGATATGAACAGGTTTTTGCATTGGGTCAAGTCCTGACGCTTTGCAATAACTTATTACCAGCTTGATAGATTCGTCCTGCGCCCCTGGGTAAAGCGAGTTACGCAAAACATTCATCAGTTCAGTTTCGTCCATTGCCATTGCTGGCAAATTCTCTTTTTTAATAACGAGTGAATTACTCATCTCGCCACCCCGCCAATATTTTGCTCATGTTTTTGCAATTCCTCAAAACGTTCAAGCTCATAAACTGCGACATCGTATGCTGATGTCCATGCGTAGCTGAACACTTGCTGTTTAAGCGCACCAAAATTAAGGTTACTGATCTGATCTTCCACAATTTCAGCCTCCGCCTCGTTTAAGCTTTCCAGCCAGTAGCGCATATTATCTACGCCGTTCCAGCGGTAGCGTCCTAACATCAACTCTGTAACCCTTTTAGTTACCCAATCTGTTTTGTTCATATCATCCACCCCAAAGCTACGCAAACAATGACCCCAACAATTAGCGACCAGAATATCGCACGGAATATCGGCGTGTTCTCTGGATCGGGATTGAAATCATTGCGTGTGTAGCGTCCGCTTTGTTGCGTTATGCCGTATTTGCCTTTGTACATTTTTAACTCCTATTCACTCGTTGAAATTTGTAACCGTTGAAGAATAGTAAATTATCTAAATTAAATAATCAACTTTTTTTTATTCAAAAATTAAAATAATTTTATTCCCATTTATTAAAATATAGTTTATGATTATGGTGCAACTTAACAATAAGGACAGAAGATGGATATATTAGCTAATAAAATGATAGACGCGCTAGGCGGAACTAAAGCTACCGCAAAAATTATGGGGAAATCTGCGCAAGCAGTAAGCAAGTGGCGCATTAACTCAATACCGCCTGATTGTCTGGAGCTGATCAGGTACAGAAAACCTAAAATTTACAAGTCTGTTATGGATGAAATGGCTGCGATGAGTGAAGGTGATGAGTAATGGCTACATCTTGGTTGCGACTATGGCACGATATGCCTAATGATCCGAAGTGGAGAACTATTGCTCGAGTATCAAAACAATCGATCCCTGCGGTAATTTCGGTTTATATGCACCTACTAGTAAACGCATCGAACGCAACCGAACGCGGACGAACGCAAAACGTGTTTAATGAAGATATTGCAAGCGCACTTGATTTGGAATGTGATCAGGTAGATGAAATTATCACAGCTATGCAAGGACGTGTTTTGGATGGAGATAAAATTTCTGGCTGGTCTAAAAGACAAGTTGAGCGCGAAGATGGTGGAGCACAGCGTTCAAAAGCATGGAGAGAGGCTAAAAAATCACCAATTACAGAAAAACCGAACGCAAACGAACGCAACCGAACGCAATACGAACGCAAACGAACGCCAGATACAGATACAGATACAGATACAGATACAGATACAGATAAAGAAGATAATAATATATCGTCAGATTCTAACGAACGTACTTGTTTACGCTTTGACGAATTTTGGAATATCTGGCCTTCAACAGATCGCAAAACCCAAAAAGCGAAATGCTTGGCTAACTGGAAAGCGAAGAATTTAGATTCTATAGCTGAAACAATTATTTCTCATATTGCAGTATTGAAAACAACCGAAAAATGGATTTCTGGATTTGAGCCTGCGCCGATGACATACCTGAACGGAAAGCTTTGGGAGGATGGATTACCAACCATACAGCGACAATCACCTAGAAGGGCATCACCAGAAAATTCCAAAGAAGCTGGAAGGCAAGCGGCAGCGCGGTCAATCTTCAAAGACGAGCACATTGGACACCTGAACGGAGTGAATCAAAATGAACATGCAATTGACGCAGAATTTACAAGAGTTTGATCCACTTCCTGAATCGTGGACAGAGCGTATTTTCATGCGGCTGCATGGACGTTTTGGAAATCCATTTTTAGACAAGTACCGTGCTGGAAAGCTAAATGCTTCGGGTGATGATGTTGGTGTTGAGAATGCCAAAAAGGTATGGGCTGAGGAGCTGGCAGGGTATTCGCCAGGCGAGATTAAACGCGGACTTGTAAAACAATTCACTTATCCGCCAAGCTGCGATGAATTTAAGTTGGCGTGCCGACCGCCCATCGACAATCGCACAGAATGGGCTGAGGCGTGCGAGCAAATGCGAATCAGGTTACAAGGCAATCAGCGCGACAGATGGAGTAGGGCAGAGATATACTGGGCGGCGGTGTCGATAGGTCAGTTCGACTTGAATAATCTATCGTGGGAGCAGATCAAGACACGATGGGCTAACGCAATCGCAAATGCCAAAACTGACGCAATCCCTGAGTATCGTGTACAGTTGCCAGCGCCAGGTCATACCGTTCCAAACCCAGAGCAAATAGAAAAACACGTTAAAGAGCTGAGCGCACGGCTAGGAACTGAAAAACGTGATTACAAAGCATGGGCGCGAGCGATTGTTGAAAAACCTAAAAAATATCATTCTGCGAGTTTGAAATCAGCTAAAGATGCTTTGCGAACCGATGCTTAAAGTGACAGAAGCCGCATCTTTTTTAATATCGAGCAAAACTAAGGAATACCGCCGTGAGTGTTTGGATTACTGGAAAAAATTACACGGTGATAAGTATGCAGATGAGGTCGAACGCATGGTTATAAAAATTTGGAAGGGTCGTAAAAATGGATGAATTCGATAGGGCAAGCGAGTTAGAGCAAAAGTACCGAGATGCGGCTATCAGCCAAACACGCGCCACGGCGGTAAAGTTGGCATATTCTGGCCAGTGCTACAATTGCCAGGAACAACTAGATGCTGGCTTATTTTGTGATACGTTCTGTCAAAAAGATTGGCAAAAAAGAATGGACGCAAAACATGGTAAAAATAGATAGTAAAAAAATAAATACAAAATAATGCTTGCTTATTTATATACAGAGTATATAATCCATTCATCGGGCAAGCAAATATCTAAGCCTGGCAATTAAAGGAAATCAAAATGAATGTTTCTTACTTATCAAATAGCAAAGTTGAAAAGTTAATCGCTAATAACCAAGAAATTGCCAGCTTCGGAATCCTTGGTATTCACTTGGTTAATGATGAAGTTGTTATTGTTACCGAGTACGATATTCCTAGCGAATGTGGTTTTGAAGAACTAACCGAAAAACTGAAAACTGAAGCGGTTAAATATTTCAACTAACAACCTACCGCCTACGGGCGGATAAGCAAAGGATTAACAAAATGATTACTTTTCAAATTGGCAAAACATACACAACCCGCAGCGTTTGCGATCATGACTGCATTATCAGCGTAACAATAGCTAAACGCACAGCTAAAACAGTTACAACTAACAAGGGTGAAGTTTTCCGCACCAAAGAATATGACGGCGCTGAATTCATCAAGCCTTGGGGTTCATACAGCATGGCGCCAATAGTCAGAGCTAACTAATCAACAGCCGCCTACGGGCGACTTAATAAGGATCATAAAATGAAAGAACTAAAAAACGCAGCAATATCAGCTCGCTTAATGGCTTTTATCTCTAATGGCTCAACTATAGAAGAAGCGTTTAACTACGTGCTAGGCGCTGGCTACTACGGTGCTATGGTTGAGGAGCTTTATTCAGGGCTTAATCAAAAAGCAAAAAATCAGGTTTTACACTGTGCAAACAAATAAACAAATCAATACAGGTGCAGAACTAAAAACACTGCGTCAATCGCTAGGACTGACGCAGAAAGCGTGCGCTGACATGGTGCACGTATCGCTTATCGCCTGGCAAAAGTGGGAAGCTGGCGACAGGCCGATAAACAAAACAGCGATGGAGCTTTTTACTTTGAAAGTGAAAAATGTATAAATTAACATGGTCATACGGTGGCATAGAACTAGAGATGATAGTAAACGAATCCGCGCTAAATGCGACTATCGACGAATTGCTAATGCAAGCTAGTATTGTTATGGTTGAGTTACTGAAAGGTGATAAATGACCACGATAAACATAAAGCTAATATCATCCGATTGCTATGCCCTAACAGCTAACGCAATCCGACTAATGGCCATCGCACCAAACAGCATAGGCAGGATGGAGATTGTGAAATATGTACAAATTGGGCGTGTTTATGCTGATGCAGTGATGGACGGCAAGCGAATGTATGTTGACGAGATAACGGGCAGTATATTTGACTGCAACGGCGTATCTATTGACGGACTACGCAAGCTGGACATGAGTACGTTAAAAATAATCAAGAAAAAGGACGTGCTGGCGTGGATAAAAACGGCTGATTCACGGACAGCTAATCCCATGGCGTACAATAACAGACGCAAGGATGAGCAAGACGATGAGTAAGCAGACATTTAGGTTAGCACATGACGAAGCGATGCGCAGGGCTATGCAGAAGTCTGCATCATGAGATACGGCTCAGTTTGCTCAGGCATAGAAGCTGCAAGCGTGGCATGGGAGTCGTTAGGATGGAAAGCGTCATTTCTGTCTGAAATAGAAACCTTCCCACGTAGAGTATTGGCGCACCACTATCCAAATACCAAGCTACACGGTGATTTTACAACAATAAAGAAAGATGATTATGACCCAATTGAGCTTCTTGTCGGAGGAACACCATGCCAATCTTTTTCAGTTGCAGGACTTCGAGCAGGATTGGATGATCCGCGTGGCAACCTCATGCTTGAGTTCGGTTCGCTTGCTCGCAGACTTAATCCCAAATGGCTTGTATGGGAAAACGTGCCTGGTGTCCTGTCAAGTAACAGAGGTAGGGATTTTGGCACCTTTCTCGGGATGTTGGGCGAACTCGGGTATGGGTTCGCCTACAGAATTCTTGACGCTCAATACTTCGGAGTGGCACAACGCCGCCGCCGTGTGTTCGTTGTCGGATGTTTTGGAGATTGGAGAAGTGCAGCAGCGGTACTTTTTGACAGCGAAAGCCTGCGCGGGAATACTCCGCCGAGCCGAGAAGCGGGGCAAAAAATTGCCGGAACATTTAAGGCGTGCGCTGGAAAAAGTGGCGGATGGTCAAACAGTGTAGATCACGCAGCGGCTGGATATATGCAACCAGTAATCATGGCTACCGGCCAAGCAGGTGCAGAGATAGGGATAGGGATAGGGATAGGGACAACGCTTAACTGCAATCACGAAGCGCCGATAGCCTGCTATTCACTAGCAGGTAACACAATAGGGCGGAAACCTGAAAATGGGGGCAACGGTAATGGATATGATGAATCTGGTGTTAGTTACACGCTGACTAAGACAGACCAGCACGCGATTTGCTATCCAATAAATACGCAGATAGCAACACGCCACGAAGCTATGGGTAAGGGTACTGGAATGGGTATTGGGTTTGAAAGTGACCCTGCATACACATTGCAGGCAGCGCATAGTCACGCTGTTGCTTTTGCGTTTGACAGTCTAAGCAGCAATTCTATGAAATCAAGAAACCCGATAAGTGGGTGTAATGAAGTGGATGTTTCAAAAACTATAGATACAAGCGGATTAAACCCATCATGTAATCAGGGAGGCAATGCAGTTCTTCAAACAATGCAGGTGCGCCGTCTAACCCCAACAGAGTGCGAACGCTTGCAAGGGTTCCCTGATGGTTACACAAATATACCTGGCGCATCTGACACTGGGCGTTACAAAGCGTTAGGTAACTCGATGGCTGTGCCTGTTATGAAATGGATAGGTGAACGCATTCAGGCTGTAGAAAACACCAACACAAAATAGAGCGTACAGTATGAGTAAACAGATATTTAGGCTAGTGCATGACGAAGCGCGGCGCAGGGCTATTCAAGCAGTTAAAGACGCGCAAGATGGATATATCATCACAGTATCAGAGCCAACACGTAACCTAGATCAGAACGCGGCATTGTGGGCGATGCTAACAGATATTAGTCGGCAAGTTGACTGGTACGGCAATAAACTAAGTCAGGAAGAATGGAAGTCAGTTTTTAGCTCATCGCTTAAAAAGCAAAAAGTTGTACCTGGGCTAGATGGCGGCTTTGTTGTTTGTGGCCAGTCCACTTCAAAGATGACAAAATCAGAGTTCAGCGAATTGCTTGAGTTAATCGCGGCATTTGGTGCGAATAATGGGGTAAAGTTTAATGACAAAATCTGAGCATAAACACATAGAACGCGTAAAAAATCTATCATGTGGCGTATGTGGAGATGGAGAAACATCAGACGCTCATCATATATTAGAGGGTGGACGCAGGGTAAGTCACTTTGCAGTTATCCCACTATGCAAATCATGCCATCAGGATAATCATAACGGAATACACGGGCGTAAAGCGATGTGGAATATCATGCACAAGACTGAATTGTTAGTGCTGGCGGAAACAATAGAAAGGTTAATGTGAAAAAAAAGATGGGTTTTACTCATGATGATAGCGGTAAAAATAATGTTGATTGGTACACGCCAAAATCAATTTTTGACGCATTAGGAATAGAGTTCGATTTAGACCCGTGCCAGCCGATAGGAGGAGTTCCTTGGATACCTGCAAAGAAATATTATACTGTTGAAGATGATGGACTAATTCAAGATTGGGAAGGCAATGTATGGCTCAACCCACCTTACGGCAAGGAAACAGGTAAATGGCTTAAAAAGATGGATGGACATAGGAATGGTATTGCCTTATTGTTTTCGCGTACAGATTGCAGGTGGTTTCATGATTACGTTGCTAATGCGGATAGCATCTTGTTCCTAAAAGGTCGTGTAAAATTTGTTGATGGACTAGGGGTATCAGGAGGTAATGGCGCAGGAAGCGGGTCTATGCTTGTGGCTTGGGGAACAAAAAACGTGCACGCGTTAAATAATTGCTCTGATTTGGGAGTAAATATGTATTTTGATGAGTAAATAAATGTGATAACGATTAGATTACCATATCCTGTATCAGCCAATAAATACTGGCGCACAATGGTTACAAAAGGCCATGCTGTTACTTATGTTAGCGCGGAGGCTAGGACATATAAGCAGGCTGTGGCATGGATAGCGATAGCGGCAGGAGTACGACCAGTACATGAGCATATCGAGATTAAGATAGTTTTGCATCCAAAAGTGACAAAGAATGGCGACGCGTCAAAAATATGCTTGGATTTGGATAACTCAATAAAAGTAACTTGTGACGCGCTTAATGGAATTGCATACAATGATGACAGGCAGATAATGCGAATTGAAGCAGAGTATGGCGACCCAGTCAAAGATGGCGGGATGACAGTGACTATTGGGGCTATGCCTTGACCATGCTATCTTAGATATTCAGGAGTTAAGATGAGTATTAAGTATGTTGATATATTGCCAAAATCTGCAAGAGAAGCATTGATGAAGGCAGCACAAACACCAGTTACAAAACATGATCCACTCGCACGGCGCAAAGCAGTTGATCGCGCTATTGAGTGGGTAAAATATCAATACCCAGACTATTTTGAAAAGGAATTACCATGGCTTTAATCGTTATAACAATTCGTGATACTGACAGCGGAGTTGAGGTTCAATTGCAGGATGAGCCAAAGGTCACTGAAGCACAAACTGATTTCACGCCTGCACAAACAATGGGGGCCGTTGCGCTCAATGCAATTCATAAAGAACTGAACTCAAAAGAAATGAATAAGCCTAGGCTGATCGTAGTAGGCGCTGATGAAATGCCAGGTTAGAAAAATGAATATCCTGGTCGGTGTTAGTGAAAAAGGTTTGCGCGTTGGTGAATATCATCCTAATGCGAAACTTACTAATCGGGAAGTAGATACTTTGCGAGATTTGCACGAGTCAGGTTATGGATATAGAAGATTAGCAAAAATGTTTGATATAGGAATTACAACAGCGCGTAAGTATGTAAAGTGCGAGCTGCGATCTCAGTGCGTGCATCATTTTAAGACTGTGCGCATAGATGAATGACAGGAGTTTGTAGAATGACTACTAAGAAGAAAACAGGCCGACCAACTACATTTAACAAAGATATTGTTGATATAGTCTGCGAGCGGTTGGCTTCTGGTGAAACTTTGCGAGGTATTTGCAGGGAAGATGGTATGCCACCCGAAGCAACATTCCGCACATGGTTGTTAGATGATAAAAATGGAGTTTACACGCAATACGCAATGGCAAGAGACATCGGCCTTGATGTGATGGCTGATCAGTTACTTGATATTGCTGATGATAGTTCAAGCGACACATACCAGACTGAAGATGGGGTAGAACGAACTAACCAAGAAGTTATAGCTCGGTCACGATTGCGAGTTGATACGCGCAAGTGGTATCTGTCAAAGCTGGCACCTAAGCGATACGGCGAAAAGCAAGCGGTTGAGCTATCTGGCAATCTAACATTATCAACTATGAGTGATGAGGATATTCTGGCTGAGTTAGCTGCATTAAAACTAACCGTTAAAGATGAGTGATCAAGCAACTAATGAGAGGGTAAAGTTAGAACGCGCCTTACTTCTTGCGCGTGAGCTGAGGAGGCGTCACCCGTGGAAACCGCTACCAGGACCGCAGACTCTAGCTTACGAGAGTAACGCGGATATTATCGGTTACGGCGGTTCAGCAGGAGGCGGGAAAACTGATTTGGCCTGCGGTAAAGCAATAACTAAACACAAGCGCGTGCTGATTGTGCGACGAGAGAAAGCCCAGACAGAGGGTGTAGTGCAGCGCTTAACTGAGATAGCTGGATCATCAAACGGGTATAACTCGCAAAAGGGCGTATGGCGATTACCTGTTGGAACTGAGCCGTTAATTGAGTTCGGTGGACTGGATAACCCTGGTGACGAAAACCGCTGGCAAGGTAGAGCGCACGACCTTAAGCTGCTTGAGGAAGTCGCTGAGATGCGTGAATCTCAAGCTAGATTCGTAATGGGATGGACACGCTCAGCGGATCCAACTGTAAAGCCGCAAGTTTTGATGACATTCAACCCGCCGACTAAAGCCGATGGGAGATGGGTAATTACTTTCTTTGCACCATGGCTTGACGCAAAGCACCATAACCCTGCAAAGCCTGGCGAGTTACGATGGTTCACTACAATCGGCGGTAAAGACGTCGAAGTACCTGATTCGCGTAGCTTCGTGCTCGGGGATGATGGTGAGTATCTGTACGACTTCAATCCAGATGAACACAAGCAGGAAAATATCCTTACTCCGAAGTCGCGCACGTTCATCCCTGCGCGGGTAACTGACAATCCATACTTGATAGGAACGGGCTATATGTCAACGCTTCAATCGTTACCTGAGCCGCTGCGCTCGCAAATGCTGTACGGTGATTTCAATGCTGGCATAGAGGACGACCCTTGGCAGGTTATACCTACCACGTGGGTAGAAGCTGCACAGGCTAGATGGGTTAAGCCAGCACAATTATCCCCGATGGATTCACTGGGCGTAGACGTAGCACGCGGGGGTAAAGACAACACGATAATCGCTCGCCGTCATGGAATGTGGTTCGACGAGCCGCTAACATACACTGGCGCAGCAACACCAGACGGACCATCCGTTGCTGGCTTGTGTATTGCTGCCATGCGCGACGCAGCACCTATCCATATTGACGTTATTGGTGTCGGTGCTAGTCCGTATGATTTCCTCAACTCAGCTAACCAGCAAGTGATTGGCGTTAACGTATCAGAGAAGTCACTAGCAACAGACAAGTCAGGGCGGCTACGTTTCTTTAACCAGCGCTCTGAATATTACTGGAAGATGCGCGAGGCGCTGGACCCGTCAAACAATACTGGTATATGCCTGCCGCCAAACAAGCAACTGTTAGCTGACTTATGCGCGCCAACGTGGGAGTTATCAGGCAGCGTTATCAAGGTTGAAAGCCGCGAGGGTATTATCAATCGCATTGGTCGGTCACCAGACTGGGCAAGCGCGTACATGCTGGCGCTGATAGATACGCCCAAGCGCTCTAAGTTGTTAGGTGGTGCACGTACTAAAAGCAGAATGGTAGATTATGACCCTTATTCAAGCAAATAGGGTTTGCCATGCTGCCAGCGGATCAATTAGGTGATGTAATACTAGCAACTAATCACAGCGTGGCTGAATTAGAAAGCTTACTGCTTACTGTTCCACAAGTTGACTTATCAACTTCAAACTTGATTCATGCAGGCATGTGCGCACGCACAATCTTAATTCCTGCTGGCACGGTGCTAACAGGTGCACTAACTAATATCGATAACATCTGCATTACATCTGGCGATATTACAGTAACTACGGATGAGGGAACAGTTAGATTTACTGGATACCACGTATTGCCTGCGACGAAAGGGAATAAGCGTGCTGGCATTGCTCACGCTGATACGTATTGGACTACCGTTTGGAAAACTGATTTGACTGATATAACAGAGATTGAGGACGAGATGACATGCGAAAGCGACATGCTTCAAAGCCGTAAGTCAAATAACAATCAAATAAAGCATAGTCATTTTGACGTGATAGATGAATTGAAGGGGGTTAACTAATGTCTTTAGGAATATCAGCAGCTGCATGGGGTGCAATCGCTGCGATTGGGTCGGTTGCAGTTTCAGCATATAGCGCGTCTAACCAGCCTAAAGCTCCACAGATGGCGGCTGCACCTCCTATGCCGCAAGCATCACAAGCGCCTAATGCGCAGGGTATTGCGCGAGGTATGGCTGGTGCTGGACAGGCTGGCGGATCGCCAGGAGTTGGGCAAACTATGTTGACTGGCGCTGGTGGCGTTGACCCTAATACATTAGCACTTGGAAAGAATACCCTGCTAGGTTCATGATATGGCGGATATAACTCCCAAAGAAAAGATACTAAACAGGTATGGGCAGTTAAAGACTGAACGTGCTAGCTGGATAGCGCACTGGCAAGAAATATCAAGCTATCTGCTTCCTCGCAATGGCCGCTTCTTTGTTCAAGATCGTGACCGAGGACAGCGCCGTAACAACGCCATTTACGATAGTACAGGCACTAAATCCCTGCGTATCCTTGCTGCTGGCTTAATGGGCGGCTTAACCTCCCCTGCTCGCCCATGGTTCCGCCTTGCTGTATCTGATAGCAAGCTGATGAAGAATGCGGGCGTTAAGGTTTGGCTTGATGATTGCACAACCAAGATGCTGGATATATTTGCAAAGTCTAATACCTATCGTGCACTTCACGGCATGTATGAAGAACTTGGCGCATTCGGAACATCGGCTTGCATCATGATGGAAGATTATGATTCAGTTATCCGCCATTACCCGCTTACGGTCGGCGAGTTCTGCATCGCTACCGATTACAGGGGTGACGTTTGCACGCTATATCGTGAGTTCCAGAAGACGGTCAGTGAGATTGTCAAAGAGTTCGGTTATGACAATTGCAGCAATGCAGTTCGTAATATGTATGACCAGGGGCAGCTTGACCAGTGGGTAACTATCATCCATGCGATTGAACCGCGTGAGGATAGGGATCATAGTAAGTCAGATTCTAAGAATATGCCGTGGTCGAGTGTCTATTATGAACTCGGTGGCGAGAGTGACAAGCCGTTACGCGAATCAGGGTACAAGAAATTTCCTGCTCTATGCCCTAGATGGGGGGTAGCTGGTGGGGATATTTACGGTAACAGCCCAGGCATGGAAGCGCTAGGTGACGTAAAGCAATTGCAGCATGAGCAACTACGCAAAGCGCAGTGCATCGATTACCAAACCAACCCGCCTCTGCAAGTTCCAACGTCGATGAAGAACCGTGATGTTGAAACATTGCCAGGCGGTATCAGCTTCGTAGATTCTGCCAGTACAGGCGGCGGAATTAAAACCGCATTCGATGTACAGCTTAATCTAGCTTATCTGCTTCAAGATATTCAAGATGTTAGAACTCGCATTAGCAGCGCGTTTTATTCTGACTTATTCTTGATGCTGTCACAAGATCAGACAGGCCGCATGACTGCAACCGAAGTGTCAGAACGGCACGAAGAAAAGATGCTGATGCTGGGTCCTGTACTTGAGCGACTGCATAATGAGCTGCTAGAGCCTTTGATAGATACTACGTTCCAGATCATGCTTGATGCTGGCGTCGTTCCACCTCCTCCGCCTGAATTGCAAGGCCAGGTATTGAGTGTTGAGTTAGTTAGCATGTTGGCGCAAGCACAGCGCGCCATTGCAACTAATGGCATTGACCGCTTTATTGGAGGTCTTGGGAGTATTGCTCAGATTAAACCAGAAGTCCTGGACAAATTCGATGCAGATGTCTGGGCGAACGATTATGCAGATATGCTCGGTGTTGACCCTACGATGTTGGTATCTGATGAGCAAGTAGCAATGGTACGTCAGGCACGAGCGCAGGCTCAGGCTAAAGCGCAACAGTCGGCAATGGCTAACCAACAGGCAGATACGGCTCAGAAGTTAGGAACGGTAAACACTACAGGCGGCAATGCTGCAAGTGATGTGATGAATATGTTTAGCGGGTACAACGGATAAAGGAATGATATGAGCATGGTAAGCATGAAAATACCTCCAGATGATAGTAACGAGGAAATAGCATCATCCAATCAGTACGGCTATGGTTTGCGTATCAGATTGAATGACGACCAGTGTGAAGCGCTTGGCATTACTACGCCGCCAACAGCTGGTAGCAAGATGAACATCAACGCCGTGGCCTTCGTAGCAAGTGCCACTCAATCGGTTGAGGATGACGGTGATGATGCTGGCAACGATGTGTATCTTGAGTTGCAGATTACAGACATGGAATTAAGTACGTCTAAAGGCGTAGATCCTTCAACAATGTTATATGGGAGTGGGTCATGAGTGGAAACAGTAATTATATGGTGGGGTTATGGGGTCCAGTGCACTCTATTTTAAGTTCTACTCCAATAGTCGTTCCCATGGTAGGTGCACCACTTCCATCAATCATAAAGCTATACGTCACCGCAGGCGATACTCTCGTGCTAGACCAGTCGTTTGATGGAGGGCTAACTTACGACACGCCACTACTGACTGCGACGACAAGCCAAGGCGTGACGCTATCCGCTGGCTGCTCACATATCCGCGTCACTCGTTCTGCTGGCGCCTCTACTACTTCTTACTTTACGGTGTGTGGTTAATCATGGCTAATGAAAACGCATCAAATCAAACATCAAACGTAAATGATATAGCCGTACATCCTGGCGATTCAGCAACATACAATCGAAAACTTGTGCAGGAGTCTTATCCGTATCAACAGTTAACTGCTAGTACAGCAGTAGTAACGGGTCCTGGTGTCGTGGCAGGGTTCATTGTTATTGCAACTACATCTGGAGTTTTTACTGTATATGACAGCACAGCAGCGTCAGGTATTAAATTATTCGACAGCACTGGGATGACGTTAACTGTTGGTCAGATAATACCATTCCCAATAGCAATGCAATTCAACACTGGCCTGTATATTGCAATATCGGGCACTTTGACTCTTAACGCTATCTACACACCACAATAATGAATACACCAATCATTAAAACAGCTTCATACGTTGGCACTGGCGCAGCACAAGTAATTCGCATTGGGTTTAAGCCAGACCTATTGCTTATTAAAGGCTCAGGTCAATACGCTAGTTTTCAGCATGATTATACGTGGGGTGGTGGTCGTGAAGCGTTTGGCAATATAACGCTGTCAGGTTCTGATGGATCTTTATGTTATTTTACAGATGAAGGTTTTACGCTTAAAACGGACGCAACGAATAACTCATCTGGAGTAACATACCATTATTTAGCGATTTCTGATAACCAAAGCGGTGTCCTTCAGACAGGCAATTATAACGGTTATCGGTATCAAACTACTGTCGCGAATGGTGCAAATTCTGACCCAGTAACGCTTGATATTCTCAAAGCAAAACCTGACGCATTTTTCGTAAAACGTGATTCTGCTACTCGTCCTGCCGTGTTTGCAAACTCATCATTTGTTAAAAAAGACGGTGCGTATGCTCCCGACCCAACACTGTTAACAGTTAATTCGGACGGCACGTTATCACTCAGTACTGACATTTCAGTAAATGAAAACAATGCAATAGATAGCGGTGAAGCGCATAACTTCTTTGCGCTATTTAATAATGGAAATTCCTGGTACACAACATCGTATGTCGGTACAGGTTCAGCCTTGAATGTGCCAGTTCCCATAACACCAGTAGCAGCGATTGTAATTCCTAATGCATCAGGTGCAATGGTATTCAACTGGGGCACAATGGGCGCCAACTCAGCAGATGGCGGAAACACTGCATTAGTCGCAAATAAGATAACGGGTTTCAGTGCTGGCAATATCGCTATAGGTACTGATGCGTCAGTTAATACACCTGGTGTAACTTATACAGTATTGTGCTTCGCTGCATCTTCACCACAGCAAATTAGCGCATCAAAAGTTGCACAGCGTACTGCTATTAGGATGCGTAATCAATCTGGCACGATTAGTCGTGTTGCATGTGGCAGTGACAACTCACTTGGCGTTGCGGGAGCAATTACTCTGGAATGGATAGGCGAGTTCTCTGGGAATGTAAGCGAGCATGTACTGATGAGCCGAGGTGGCGGAGCATCAACTGGCAGTCGTTCCACCCCAACAAATGGCTCATTTAACTATGCCATGGCTTACACTGATTCAGCCAACGGCTTAGAAGTTTGCACATCAGACCAGTTTTCTAGCGTAGTGCCAAGCCCTACAGTTACCGCGTTCAACCGATGGCGCACTGGATGGAAACCGCAATTAGGCAGACGTTATCACTTAATGTTTACGCATGATGGGGTTGATAAATGGCTGATGTACGTAGACAGTAAGTTAGTCAACTGGAGGCGTTTTCCTCAGTCCGTCATCGGGTTAAATGGCATCACTAATACAGCAGGACTTGTTATGGGGTTCGGTGCGCGTTATGCAAATGGCGCGTGGTATGCATCTCAGAATACGCTGCATGCGCTGGGGCGTGTGTATAACAGGGCGCTTTCTGCTGGTGAAGTAACACGGCGTTACAACATCGGTTTTCTTGGACAGTCTGGGCAGGATATTACCAGCGGATTAGTGGAAGAATGGAAATTTACCGAAGCCACTGGATCAACCGTAGCGGCTACAGTTAACGCGGCAAATAACGGCACTATTACTAATGGTGCTTGGGTTAAGCCATGACCAAGACGGACTTCATATCCCAGCTAACCACTGCCGCGCTTGAGTGTGAGAAAGTGGCGTGGATACCTCATGCGTTTACATTAGCTCAGGGTGGTGCACGTACCAAGATAATCAAAGTATAAAGTAACCGCATGAATGATTTTGACCCAACCGACATACAGGCGCAAGAGCGAGCTAAAGAAGATGCAACAGAACGTGCAAAGCTAGCGGCGGTTGATGCAGGTAATGATTTTAAGTGGTTGATGAGTAACAAACGTGGCAGGCGAATTATATGGCGCTTGCTTGAAAAAACTGGCGTATTTAGAACCAGTTTCACGGGTGATAACGCTACGTTTTTTAACGAGGGTCAACGTAATATAGGGCTTATGCTTATCTCGGACATACATGAGTATTGCCCTGAAATGTATTTAACCATGCTAAAGGAACGAGCAAATGGCTGAAGAATCAGCAGTAGCAGCAACAAGCGCAGCGCCTGCAACAAGTGAATCGGTATCCGCACCAGTTACAACTGAATCGACTGCTTCATCAGCTGCACCTGTAGATGGCATAGGAGTTGCGACTGAAGCTGCTAAGGTAGATGGCGATGTCGTTAAGGCCGACGATAAAACCGATACGAGTAAACCATCTGGCGCGCCTGAGAAGTACGATTTCAAATCGCCTGAAGGTCAATCGTTTGACTCTAATGTACTTGCTAAGTTTGAAGAAGTAGCACGCGAGATAAACTTGCCGCAAGCTGAAGCGCAAAAGATGCTGGACAAAATTGCACCAGCGCTGGCGCAGAAACAAGCTGACGTTATCAAGGCAGCGCAGGATGAATGGGTAGCTAGTACCAAGGCTGATAAAGAGATCGGTGGAGATAAGCTCGATGCGAATTTATCAGTAGCAAAGAAAGCGCTTGATGCATTTGGTACGCCAGCTTTGCGTGACTTGCTGAATGAGTCAGGCTTGGGCAACCATCCTGAAATTATCAGAGCCTTTTACAAGGCTGGCAAAGCGATTAGCGAAGATTCATTTGTGCCAGGCGGAAGTAAGCCAGCAGGTAATTCAGATCAATCACTTGCATCAAAGTTGTACGGGTAACAGGCAGTAACTAACGCTCTAACGCTGTGAAGCGCTGAGCACCTTTAATTCTAACACCGTGATGGTGCTGAAGGAGTAATACGATGGCAACACT